GCCGCGGCTATCCGGGGGCCGCCGCGTGCTCTTACACAATCAGCCCATCGCCAATCGTCCCGCTCACGGCCGTCGGCAGCAGCAGCGGTTCGCCCGTCGGCAACCGCATGCCATGGATGTCCCAGACGGCATCGAGCCACGCGATCCACTGGCTCATCGTCCGGCTGTTCGTGATGGTGCCCTTGATGACATCGCCCTTCACCCAGGGCGTGACGCCGCCGATGATCGCGAGCGTCGGATCCTGCGCCCAGAGATCGAAGGCCTCGGCGATCGCAACCCCCCCCACGTAGATGTTCTCGGTGTCGCCGAGGGCCGTGGAGGTCTCGAGGATGATCTCCGTCGCGGCCGGAATCAGGTAGGGCGTCCAGACCAGCCCGGCGTGCCAGACGTAGGCGCCCGTAAGGGCCGTGCAGTCCACGGTGACGGCGCACGGGTCGAGCGCGTTGAGCACGGTGCCCGCGCCGTCCTGGAAGCTCAGCCGGAGCTCGCCGGCGGTCGGAAGGCCCGTGCCGTACCGGACGACCGGGCCGATCAGGTAGGGCCGCGCCGGCCGCAGCAGTGTCGCGCTGGCGCCATCGCAGGGCTGAGGCAGTGATGGTTTGACGACGCCATCGCCCACGAGCTTCAGGTGCTTCGTACCGACATACGGCGCCGTGTCGTCGTCGAAGATGTGGACTCCGGGGGTCCCGGCCTTCGGCGGGCCCCAGTAGCTCGGCACATTGTCGACGAACGCCTGCATCTTCGGATTGCTGACGATGTTTTTGCCCGGCCCGACGCCGCGCTGGCGGTCGAGGGAGATCGAGGTCATACGGCCGTGCAGATCGCTGCCGCCCTTGCTCAGCCACTTGTGGCACATGTTCGGCTTGGCAGCCTCGCCATCGACCTGGAAGACCTCCTCGCCGGGCAGGATCGCGCATCGCGGGCCCTGGGCGTCGGCCACGCAGCGCATCGTGATCTTCTCGCCGCGGGCATTGGCCAGGGCCGCGCCGGTGCGGTCCTTCGTGCCGATGAAGGCCTTGCCCGTGCCCGTGTTGTCGGTACCGTAACTCACCGTCGCGCCGACGGTGCACTGCGTGATCGTCTGGGAATCGGTGATCATCAGCTCGCGCAGCTGGCGCACCATGGCGATGACGCCGGCCCGATCCTTCGTGGCCTCCAGCGCCTTCTCCTTGCCGACCAGGTTGATGAAGAGGCGGGCCGTGGCAGCGGCGATGGCCTGGCTGTTGAGAAGGATGGCGCTGTCGATGTCGTCAAGGGCGCGGAAGGCCTCGTTGAGATGGAAGAAGTCCTCCTCTTCCGTCTCGCCGACGATGCTGCCCCGTCCGGTTTCGAGATTCTCGCGCACGGTGCGCAATGTTGCCAGGCGGCCGAGGACGCGCCCGACGGCGTCGAAGGCGCCCTGCGTCTCACCGCTCTTCTGATACGGGAATGCCATCGCGAGTACCTCCTATGCCCAGACGAGCTCGAACGTCCCGGGATTGATGATGAGCTCTTCGTTGTGCAGGTAATATTCGGGATAGAAGCCGAGGGCCGGGCACTGTTCGTTCGTCAGCCGCGGCCGCAACACCCAGCCCATGAAGAGACCGTACGCCTGATCGGGCTGCCCCTGATGCCACCAGACATGGATCTCGAAATGCGCCCGCCACCAGGCCAGAAGCTCCCCCTCATGCTCGAGGACTGCACAGTAGAGCCACGGGGTCAGAGGCTTGCGGAATTCCCAGCTCACGCCCTCCGTCTCGCCCTCCCACTCAAGGTCCTCGACCACGCACAGCGGCAGATTCGTGGCGTATCGGCAGTATTCCGGGGGCCAGCCTTCGGAGACATGATCGTAGCGCAGGCGCGCGTTGAACGCGAAGCGACCGCCGCCGCCGTCCGCGTGGAGGAAGATCCCCTTCAGGACCGCGTCGTAGTCCTCGTGGCATTGAAGGCACGAATCGATCGGAGGACATTCCGTCGCCTGCTCGCCGCTCACAGCGCAGCAGCACTTCCTCGCCAGCAGACCGCCCCCAATCGGGTGCGGCCGATAGGGCTTGATCGTCGGGAGCTCGCCTGGTCCGGCTGTCCTCGGCATCAGTGGCACCCTCCACAGCCCCCGCCCCCGGCCCCCGGAAGTTGCGCCAGGCCGTTGAGCTGCTCGAGCTGCTCGATCGTCGTCATGAAGGTCGCGCCGTTTTTGCAGGTCACCTTCAGGGCGTTTGCGGCGTGGAACCGCGGCCACGGATTGCCGAAGGCATCCGTGGCGATCCACATCCGCACGGGTTGGCCGCTGGGGATCGGCAGGATCTCGACATCGATGATCTCATCGCTCATCTGCCCGCCGTAGGGGCTGAACTGGCTGCCGAAGCCGCTCGCCATCTCGACCTGGTTATGCGCCCAGGCGAAATCGAGCCAACTGAAGCCGTACGGGTCCGGGACATCGTGCTCGCCGTTGACCATCGCGCTCTGCCAGGTGTAGGCGCGCGGCCAGGCGCTGTAGTCGTTGCCGCCGACGATGGCCGAGAAGAACGGGCTCGTCGGCGCCTCGAAGACGAAACGCGTATCGCCCTGCCAGGTCTGCTCGGCCCGGAGCTCGACGATCGTGCCCTCCCGGATCCGCGGCAGAACCAGTCCGGGATAGTCCTCGCCGGCGGTGGCCTCAAACCGGTTGATCGCCATGCGCTCGGGCACGCCCGCGGACTCCAGCGGCTCCGGCGGCGTGAAGTAGAGGCCGTAAGTCGGCGAGGCCGGATCGCCGTCCATGAAGCGTTGAGACCAGGGATAGCGCCACCCCCAGCGGTCCTGCGCGATCAGCTCCGCCTTGCCCAGCCGCACGGGCAAGCGATCGCGATCGCGCGGGCCGACCTCGAGGAGGGCCAGCCGCGCCTCGCCATCGCGGACGATCAGCCCGTCCGGGGGCGGCGCTTCCGCAGGCTGCTTCCAGAGGATGCGCGCACCCCCGGAAAAACCGCTCTGGAGGACCTGGCTTCCGGGGGCGGTGTCGGCGCAGGTGTGCTCCTCATCGGTGATGATCACGATTGCGGGGGTGATGCCGCGGATGACGGCGTACCCGATCTTGCCGGCGCCGATGGGTTCGCGCGCGATGACGAAGCGGCCGTGGTACGCATAGGGATCATCCCAGGTGATCGCCGCGCCGCGCAGGGCCGGGCGCCGCTTGAACTCGGCATCGTTGCCTCCATCCTCCGCCGGCCCGGGCTCGATGATCACGCCCTCGATGCCGAGCACGCCGAACCGCGGCAGGTCCTCCTCGCTCTCGTTGCGCACGAGCACGACGTTCGGCCGGCCCCCGGAAGCGGGCGTCAAGAGAGGCCCGCGCTGGGCGCTGACGCCCTCGCGCTGCACACGATGGGCCTCGGCGGCATCGACGAACGCGTTGTACGCATCCGCCGGCATCTCGAAGCGCTGGCCGCGCTGCACGCGTCGGAAGGGGTGCGTCATGAGCCAATCCCCATCCCGTCGAAGCTGCCCGAGAGATAGGTCTGCTCGACATAGGCCGCGATGGGCCTCTGCACGATGCGTTTCGCGTCCGTGTCTTCCTCCTCGCGGTAGAGGACCCAGAGGTATTCCCAGCCCTTCTTGGCGATGCCCGTGATGGGGCCGATGGTCAATCCGGTCTTGTTCGGGTTGCGGGCGAAGTTGAAGACGATGTCCCACGGGTCATCTTCATCATCGCCCTGCCGGCTGCCGGAGGCGCCGAGGAAGACGACCTCGCCGGCCGCGAAGCCCCGGAAGCCGGCCGCATTGACCTGCCCGGTCAGCGCGGCGAGGGCGAGCTTGTAGGCCTGGGTGACATCGGCCGCGGCCTTCGTGTGCTTCTCCGACCACCGATAGACGGGGATGGTGATGTCCACACCCTCGACGCCGTTCTCCGTGACGCCGATGGCGCCCTGGAAGTCGGGGGCGGTCTGATCCGGCGGCGCATAGCTGCCGATGGTGCTCAGGGAATGCGTGATGTGCTGGGTGCCGCCGCCGGTGTCGAACGTGAAGCTGCTGTCGCCCGGCTCCGGGGGCGAGCCGCCGCCGCCGGAATAGCCGTAGTTCACGCGGCCGCTGAAACCTTCGGCTCCAGCGATCTCATTGACTTCCGCATCGAGAAGCGGGATGCCGCCGTAGGTTTCCGGGGCTTCGCTGAGGAGGGCGCCGCGCGCGGCGGCGGCATCGTCCGTGCCCTTGATCAGGTACGTGAACTCGCCGCGATCGCCGCTGAGTCGGCGTCCGAATTGTTCCTCGACGGTGATGGCCATGGGTCAGTGATGAGCGATAAGCGATGAGTTACGGGGGCACTTCCGGGGGCGGGGGTTGTTTCCTCGTCGATGCGGGCGATTTCCCAGGCGCGCGGAACCACTCATAGGCGCCGGATGCGCCGGCCGCGCCGATCGCCGCCTTCCACATGAGCACGGGCAGCGAGCCCTCGAGCGAGTGCATCACATCGCGCGCGAGCCAGGCAAGCCCGCATGCAGCGATGACGGCGAGCGCCCAGATCGGCACATGCTGCAGCCAGATGATCTTCGCCAGGCTCGGCTTGAGGATCTGCAGAATGGCGATCGTGGCGGCGATGATGGCCGTCGTGGAGGAGAGGTCGAGGATGTCGGTCGGGATTTCGTTCATCGCATTGTTCCGGGGGCGGGTTACGTGAACATGAGGCCTCCGCTTTCAACCGCCTGCTGGATGCGCTTCGTGTTGCGCGCGGTCTTCTCGGTGGCATCGGCCGTGCGATCGGCAGCGCGCGATTCGCCGAAGAGGCCGCGCAACGCGGCGACGTTGAAGGTGCCGATGGTGGCCAGATGCTGCTGCAGGGTCCGGCCCTGCTCCTGAAGGCCGAGCATCTTCCGGCGCAGCTCGAACTCCTCGCGCACGAGACCCAGCGAGAGCCCCTGATGCCTGGCATTCTCCAGCGCATGGCGCTCCTGCAGATCCAGCAGTTTGCGCTGCAGCTCCTCATCCTTCAGGCCGCTGGCCCGCAGCCGCAGTTCCTCGTTGCGGCGAAACTGCTCGTTGTTCGCATCCCAGATGCCTTGGCGCTCGGTGAGGGCCTGTTCCTCGAAGCGCTGGCGGAGGGCGTGGAGCTCGAGCTGCCGGGCCTCCTCAATGGCTCGGATCGCCTCCGCATTACCGCGGGCGAGTGCGATCTCGTGGTCGTAACGCTCATCGAGCAGGGCGATGGCGCGCTGCTCCTCATCGGCGATCTGCTGGAGGCGCAATTGGTGGACGCGGCGCAGCCAATTCTCCGACTCCTGCTGCGTCTGCGCGTCCGCCAGCTCGAAGGGCAGCTCCATCCCGGCCCCCGCAGCGGCTCCGCCGGCGCCGGTCAGCGCTGCCCTGTCGCCGCGGAGAAGCTGCGATAGTCGTTCCCGCAGTTCAACGCGTTTTTTGACGAGGTCGCGTACCGAGTTGGTCAATTCCTCGATCTCCGGACGCCCAGACGACGTCAACACTCTCATCCAAGCGCTTTCAAGCTCCTTCAGCCGGTCTTTGGCGTGATCCATATCCTGAACAATGGCTTGCAGCTCACGCCGAATCTGAGCTTGTGCCATCTCCGCCATGCGATCGTTCAGGCGATCCCAGGCATCAGCCGCCACATTGACGTGGCCGGTCAGACGATCGATTTCGATCCCAAGATCACCATACTCACTCTGAAGTCGGCGCGCGATAGCGTCCGCCTCGTCCAGTTGGTCGTTCATAAGTTCCTGCTTCGCCGCCAATTCCTTGAGTCGCTCAGCGCGCTGCAAGTCAGTGCGGCGCAATTCATCTCCCTGTTGACGCGCAGCCGCCATGCTGTCACTGAACTCGCGCGTCACCGCGTGCGCCTTTCGCATCGCAGCATCAAGCGCAATGATGCCAAGTGTGATACCTCCAATGGCCAGGAGCACCGGGTTCGCGGCGAGAAAACTGAACGCGACGCCAAGGGCCTTGACGACGAAGATGAGGCCTCCGATGCCGCCGGCGAGGAGGTTGATGATGCCGCCGATGACCACGAGCGCTGCGCCGGCGGCGAGCACCTTCACCGCGAGCTTCGTCACGGTCACGATGGCTGCACGGTTCTGCTTGACCCACTCGACGCCGCGCGTGGCCATCTGCTGGGCGCCCTTGGCGGCCTCGATCAGCATCGGGGCGAGTTGGGCGCCGAGGGCGAAGGCGCCGACCTTGACGATTCGCCACAACTCGTTGAGCGTGTCGCCGAGCTTCGCCGCATCGGCCGCGGCCTCGGTGGAGATCGTCAGACCCAGGGCCCGAGCTTCCTTCTGGAGCGCCTCGATGCCGGCGGCGCCGTCGGCGAGCATGGGCAGCAACTGCGTGCCCGCCCGGCCGAAGATCATCATGGCCAGGGCCGCCCGCTTCGTGGGATCTTCGATCTTGCTCAGCCGGTCGCCGATGAGCTTGAACTGCTCCTCGGGCGAAAGGCCCTTCAAATCGTCGATGGACAGGCCGAGATCATTGAACGCATCCTTTGCGGTGGACAGGCCGCGCTCGGCATCGTTGACCGTCCGCTGCATCGTGCGGACGCCCTTCTCGAGCGTTTCGAGATTGGCCCCGGACTGCTCGGCGGCGAAGCCCAGTTCCGAGAGCGCCTCGACGCTCATTCCCGTGCGCTTCGCCATCTTGTCGAGCTGATCGCCGGCCGAGATGAACTGCTTGACGCTGGCGATGATCGGCGCGGCGATCGCCGCGCCGCCGGCCAGCAGCGTGCGGCCGAAACTCTGGACACCGGCACCGAAGGCCCGCAGCCGCCGCTGGGCTGCGCGCAGGCCGCGCACGAGCGGCTTGTTGTCGATGAGCATCTCGACGAAGGCCTTCCCGGCTCGGATGGCGCCTTGGCCCATTCCCATGGTCACCTCACCTCACGCTGTTGGCCCACAGGGGATCGAGCTTCGGTTTCGCCGCTTCGAAGGCGGGGCCCATGTAGGGACGCGCCTCGTACTTCAGCGCCGTCCCGGCCGGGACGCGCACAGTCTGCGGCCGCCCGTCGGGCCGCGTCTTGCCCGTCGGGATCCACCGGGGCTTCTTCGTGACGACCGTTCCGCCGTGCTCGAGCAACTCGGGCGCATCGGTGCCGGAGTGCAGCTTGATCGGGCCGATGATGACGCTCTGCTCATAGGGGTCGTAGCCGAAGAGGATATTGTCCTTCAGCAGGCCCGTATGGCTGTGGGGCGGCCGGCCGGGCTCGCTGGGCTTCCGATCGCGCTTGATGCTGCGCCGGGCGATCGTGCGCACGAGGCCGCCGAAGCGGGCCAGGACGCGTCGCTCAGCGCGCTCGATGGCGTTCATGACCGCCTTGCGGTCGAAGAACATCTTCTTGAGACGCGCATCAAGCACGTAGGATCCCCTTCTTGCTGCCCCGGCTTACGGGGCGCGGATGCGGGTGAGGATTGCCTCGGCGAGTTCGGCATCGAGCGTCTCGACGAACGCGATGAACTCGGCTCGGCGGTCTGCGCTCATGGCCCGCGCGTAGTCCACAAGCAGGCCGATGACGGCAGCACGCGCGGCGGTCGGATCGGAAATCGAGTACGTCAGGTCATTCACGGTCACGCCGGCGATCTCGCCGCTGTCTGTGAACGTGACGCTCAGCGCCCCGATCGTGCCGTCCTTCGGCGAGGACAGATGGAGCGCCATATCGTTCGGCAGCGAGACGGTCATCGCCGTCTCAGCCAGCGGCCCGGTGACCGAATGCTGATTCGCATCGGTCCAAAGCGTGTAGGGCTGATCGAGCCCGCCGGCGACGATCGACTCGCCGGTCAGGACCGCCGTGTTATGCCCGAGGTTGCGGGTGACGATCTGGCCGTCCCGCGCCGTGGTGCCGGTCATGCAACCGGCGAGGCACAGCACGGTCATGATCGAAACGATGCTGAGAAAGGTGATCCATCTCATGTGCGTGTTCTCCTGGGGCTCTGATTCCGGGGGCCCCGATTCCGGGGGCGGGGCTCGTGTCTGGCATCCGGCAGTTTGTGATGAATGAAGACAGTCTTGAAGATCGAAACGTCCTTCGTGATGAAGTCGGGTTTGTGTTTCCGGTCCCCCTTCCGGGGGGACGGCCTGTAGATCTGCTCGGCCCTGATCGCCGGTGTGTTCTTGTCGCGATGGCAGTTGTGGATCAGGGCGTAGAGGTGCGAGAAGGTGATGCACTCCACCTCGATCTGATCCCCGACCAGCTCCACCCGTGCCTCGGCCATGAGTAGGAGCTCGCGGAGGGTCAGGGGGTGGGGGTCGACGCCGGCGATGCCCGCGCATCGCCAGATGAGTCGCCAGCCCCCGGAACTCCCGGGCTCAGATGCCGATCGAGCTCGGCTTCGAGCATCCTGTCCAGCCGCCCGCTGTCGATCTCCGCGATCACCCGCTCGCTCGCCTTCTCGTCGAGCTGGTTGATCTTCTGAAGCAGCCGTCGAAGCGCCTCCCGCTTCGACCTCCGGGAAAAATTTACGAGCTCCTCCAGGAGCGCGGTCGTGGCCTCATCGATGGCATCGCCGCCCAGGGCGGCGCCGAACTCCTCATCGCTCACATTCTTCGCATCGGCCTGCGGCTTGATGAGCACGAAGATTACATCACACAGCAGCACGGGATCCGTGCTCAGCTTCTCGACGAGGCCGCCGTCGAGGACCTGGAGGAGATCGACGTGCAGGACATCGCGCACCCGTTTGATGGCGCTGACGTTGATCGTGATCTCCCAGGGGCGATCCTTTGTGTCCTTGAAGCTCTGCATCGTCGCTCATTTCTGCGCGCGGCGACCGGGCGCCTCGTCCGGGGGCCTACGGGGTGCTGTCGTAGAGGATGCCGATGTTCAGGGTGGCGGTGGCGCTGGCGCTCGCCTGGCTGGCCTTGATGGCCCCCACCACGGTGGCCACGAGCGGGTTGGCGATCTCCTGGCCGTTCACCCAGAACCAGGGCTCGCTGGCCGTGAGCTCCACGGAGACCTCCGTGACATCGCTCTCCTGGAAGCTGAGGTGCCCGCGCTGGGTGGAGAGCGCGCCGATGGCCACGAGGTCGGCGCCATCGAAGTCCGTGTCGATCGTGACCTGCTCGGCGGCGGTGATCGGATCGTCCTGGGCCGGGAGATTGTCGCCGGCGCCGCCGCTGAAGGTGACGGCGGCGGCGACCACGTTGTCGACGTCGACGTCGTAGCGCATGCCGCCGTCCCAGTAGATATCAATCACATCGCCGATCTCGAGCGCCGTGTCGGTGATGGTGAGCACGCCGGTCGTATCGGTCGTGCGCGTGGAGAGCGTGCCGGCCTCGGCCGCGGGCAGGGTGATGGGCCCGTGCCGGATGCCGGTATCGGCGGAGCGGTTGAGCGACGCGTTCAGCGGCGCGCCCGCGATCTCGCCCGTGATGCTGAGTCTGCTGTCCATCGTCCTGTTCCATGCTGAGGTTGAGAGGGGCGCATGTCCGGGGGCCGAGTGCACCCGGCGCGGAGCGCCGGGCCACCCTCGGAATCCCCACTTCCGGGGGCCATCACTCGCCGATCCAGCTCGGCGGCGTGGCCGAGTAGGTGATCTTCACGGTGACGGACACCGTCATCACGCCTTCCAGCGGCTCGGAGCGCGAGAAGTTCGTGACCATGAAGTCCGCCTGGAGCCCCTCACCGCCGTCCGTGTCGAGGATCTGGAGGCCGATGATGGTGTCGTCGAAGAAGGAGTTCTTGATGGCGGTGAAGCCGGCATCATCGGTGTCCCACACCATCTCCCATTCGATGGAGCCGTCCTTCAGGGCGGCGACGGTCGCCTTCCAGCCGCTGTTGGCGCGCGTGGTGGCGTCCGCCTCGCCTTTCTCGACGTTGAGCGTGACGTCCTTCGCGTTCGTGAGCTCGGCCCAGTTGCCGCCAGCGCCCTGGCCGCCGGCCTTGTAGTTGAGCACACCTTCGAATCCGAGTCGGAAACTCATGGGTGATCACTCCCTGTGTCAGGCGCGCAGCGCGCGGTAGGTGCACCGCACGATGCTCGTGAACACCCGTCGCTCGCCCAGGTGGTCCGGGGCATAAATCGGGTCAGTCTTGATGGCCACGAGGACGGCGTCGATCGGGCTCGCCAACCGGCGAGTTCCGGGGGCCGCCAGGTGGTCGTGGATGGCCTCGACGAACGCAACGAGCTCGTCGAGGGTTTCGGTGCTGGCGGGATCGACCTTCTTCTGCACACCGATGTCGATGCCATAGTCGTGCTGCTGCTCATGCCGGGTCGCGCTCCTCTCGTCATCATCGCGCGGCACGATGGAGACGCGGAGTTCATCCAGCTCGCCCTGGAGCTTGAAGTCCACCAGGTAGCGCCGCTTCGCCTCGAATTCGGGATCGAACTCGCCGGCGTTGAGCAAGGCGACGACCGCATCGGCGATCTGGATGACCTTCGCGCTCATCCTCGTTCACCTCCGGGCAGCTCGGATCGGCCGGACTTGAGGCGGTCATCCATGGCGCGCTGGAGCTTGAGGATCTCGCCCACTGTGTTCGTGAGCGCCACGATGGCCTGCGTGTTCGCCGCAATGACCGTCAGATTCGTCCTCCCGAAGCCGATGAACTGGCGGATGAGCCACACGAGGACGCCGAGAAGGATCAGGGCGAAGCCGGCGAAGCCGTACTGGAGAAGGGGGGACATGAGCTCCATCACGCGGCCTCCGATCCCACGAGCTTGGTGTGGATGCGAAGGGCGCTGCGACCCGGGTCCATGTAGCGCCAGGCCGGCTCGTCAGTCCCCGGGGGCATGACCTCATACGTGAACGTCACCCCGTTGAGCGTGACGTCGATCTGATCGCCCTCGGCGGGCTCGATCGTTTCCTCGTTGAGCACCAGGTCGGCGGCCGCGATGAGCTCATCGTGGACCTCCATATCGGTGACCAGGCCCAGGTCATCGGCGCGCTGGAAGAGGCTCTTGCCGGGCACGGCGGTGACCTCGACCTCATCGCCCCCGGAATGGCGGCGGTAGGTCACAGTGCGGCCCCCGGCGGTCTGCAGCCGCGTGAGGGCCCGTGCGGTCGCGATGTCGAGGCGGGTGTTGCTCATCTGGCCATCCGTGGCCTGGCCCCCGGAATGGGATTCCGGGGCCCTGTGGTGGCATTCTGAGGCCCCTTTCCGGGGGGCCGGGGCCCCTTCCGGGTGCCGGGGGCCGGGGGCCGGGGGCCGGGGGCGGGAAAAACCCGGGGCCGGCGCGTCCCTGCACCGGCTTCCGGGTGCGACGGGTCTGTTCCGGGGCCGGTCCCCTTCCGGGGGCTAGCCCTTGATGTCGAGCAGCAGCTCGACGGTGTTGATCTGGCCGATGACGGCCGTGCCCGTGGCAGTGTCCGCGATGGCCACGCTGAGGACGACATCGAGGATGTCGCCGGGCACGACGTCCGTCGGCGTGATCGTGAAGTCCTTGTCCGCGGCATCGAGGCTGTTGATGCTTTGGGCCGCGGTGGCGCAGATGTCCGTGTCCGCGGCGGCCTGCCGGACGCACTCGACATCGACCGTGGCCGTGCCATCGGAGATGGTGGTCTTCATGCCGGCATTGATGCGCGCCGTGATCGTCTGGCCGGCGACGTACTCGGCGGGCACGGCGAACTGGCAGCGCGTCTTGCGCGTCACGGTGGTCGTCTTCACATCGCCGGTCTCGATGGTCGGGGCGGCCGTGCCGAAGCTGTTGTCGATCAGCCCGAGGTCATCGTTGGCCGGCGTGCCCGGGATGTTCGTCTGCGGCGCATCCCAGACGTGGAACTTGTCGAACGTGATCGGGTAGGCGATCGCATCCTGCTGAACGAGCGCCGCGCGGGCCAGCACGACGGCGGCATCGCGCGAATCGAGGTAGAGCAGGACGGTTCCGGTCGTCGTGCCGGCGGCCTCGAGGAACCAGCCCGCGAACGGGCCGAGCGCCGAATCGTTCGTGAAGGCGCCGGTGCTGGCCTCGCCGCCGTAGGGGTTGCCATCCGCGTCCCAGTAGGCGGGGGTGTTGGCGCTGACATCACTGTCGTCCTTCACGACGAGGAAGACGCCGCGAGTGCAGACGGCGCCCAGCACGTTGGCGGCGATGTCGACGTTCGCCACGGTGACGAGGGTCGTCCCGAGAAGGATGACATCGCCGGCGGAGACGGCCCCGCCCGGCGTGTAGTCGAGCTGGTCGCCGTATTGATGGTAAATGGCCTGCATGGTGAGTGTCCTTGTCGTTTCCGAAGTTCATTCCGTGGCCGGGGGCCGGGGGCCGGGGGCCGGGGGCAAAGGCGGAGGTGCCGGTCAGCGCAGCTTCTTCAGGGAAGTGCCATGGTGTGTGTGTCTCTGCGTGCCGGCTGCACCTCCGCTTGTTTCGTGTCGCCCCCGGGCAAATGCCGGGGGCGCGAGAATCGCTTTCCGCGGGCCGTGCCCCACTTCCGGAGGCGGCTTACGCGCCGTCGTTCTTCACGCCCGCCCGCTTCTCGAAGAGGGCGCCGCCGAAGTCCCAGTAGGCCCGCCACTGCATGCCGAGGACGTTGAAGTTGGCCTCGGCCGAGCCGATCGTCGGGCGGCGCTGCCCGCGCAGGTAGCCGACCTGGGCGATGGCGTGGCCCGTGCCGGGATTCGGCAGCAGGTACCAGGCCGTGTCGCTGGCGCCGGCGAGGCCGGAGGCCGTGCCCAGATAGGGCGAAATGACGGGCGCGAACGAGCCCTTGTGCGGGTTGTCGACCGGCTTGGGCTTGTTGGCCGTGGTCGTCTCGTTGAGCGCGGTCGACGTATAGAGCTGTCTGGCGGTCGCCTCGAGCGCCGGCGGCGCCAGGACCTTCCGCGGGCTCACCATCAGGAACTTGCCGCCCGCGGTCGTCTGCTCGCGGTAGGCCTTCACGGCGTCGTTCAGACCGGCGATCGCGAGGGCCGAACCCGCCCCGGTGAGCAGGTTGCCGTTGTTGGCGTGGAAGAAGCTGCCACCGTTGGCGAGGATCAGCGTGAAGACCGCCTGCTCCCGGGCATGCACGGCCAGCTCCGTGAAGATGAACGGGAGCTGCAGGAACGCGCCGAGGTCATCGTTGATGATCATCTGCCGGGTGAGGACGATGATGCCGCCGTGCGTCTTGAGCTGGTTGGCGTACTCGCTCTCGACGAGCTCGATGTGCTTGAGCTCGCCATCCTGGCCGACCTCGGCGAAGTCGCCCTTCCCATCGAGACGGTAGCGCTTGAACTCCTTGAAGTTGTTCGTGTCCGTCTCGTAGCTGATCTCGCTGACGATGGACTCCATCATCTCGAAGCGCTCGAGCATCGCCTTCTCGGCGACGCTGCTGAGGATGCCCGAGAGCGAGATCGTCGAGAAGCCGCCGGCGGCCTGGATCATCTGCCCGTTGAGCAGAGGATCACTGCGCAGGGCCGCCTGGATCGTCTCGTCGTCGATCCGACCGAGCGTGGTGTGCCCGCCGTTGGCGAGGAGCGATGCGTGGATGAGCTGCCCGAGCGTGAAGCCGCGCATGTCGCGGCGCATCGCCGCGTTCACCACCTGCTCGCCGTAGTGTTCGCCGACGAACTTCTCGGCGCAGCCAACGCTGAGGCACATCGAGGCCTCGATGACACGCACGCTGTCCGGGCCCCCGGCGCCCCCGGCGCCCCCGGACGTCGCGCCGATGCCGGCCATCGGCGCCTGGGGCCGGCTGGCGCGCAGGGCCTGCAGCTCGGTCTGATCGGCCGTCCAGCCCTGGGCGATCGCATGGGCCTTCAGGTCGACCTCAGCACCGTCGACGGTGATGCGCGGGTTCTTGTGCCGCGCGCAGATGGCCTCGATCCCACCGATGCGCGCGTACTCGCCGCGCACGGCGGCGATCTCGGCAGAGAGTGCGGATCCGCTGTTCGTGGCGCTCGCGGGATTG